ATGGTGATCATGCAGGTAATGATTTTGGTAAATCTGCTTGGTGGCGAAATAGCTCTTACCAGATCCAAGGCCGTCTGAATACTGCTGATCATGCTGCTTACACCACTACTACAGGTAGTGATTGGACTATGTACCGTGTTGATTCTAATAATTATCACCAAAGTACCGAATATACAATAAACAGTAGTGGTGAGATAGGGAGTAATTATTACGGAATAGACCATTGGTGGAAATTCCAAAATCAACATCCAAATACATATTATGGTCACGATACCTTTAGATGCACGGCTGTTAATACCTATCAATTTATAATGTGTGGCGGATTTACTTATCCAAGTGCACAAAAAAGGCAAGTAAGTGTACTCTTTGTTAATAGTTCAGATAGCGGAACATGTACTAGAGCACGCTGGGCGACTGATCAAGGTTTATGGATTGATTGCTTAGATTATAGTCAAAATGATAGTAGGTTATATGTATCTGGTTATGCAAAAAACAACTCACAAAAAAACACTCCTGTATTTGCTAGAGCTGAGTTTACTAATACTACAAAAGACTGGGACTGGGCCAAGAGAGTTACAGTAGAGCGAAATGGTTCCACTGTTAATGCAAGAGCAACGCTTATAAAAGAAGTTGGTGGTAAAGTTTACTGTGGTATAAAAATTGAAGAAGGTTGGCAAAATGGAATTATTATGGTTTGGGATGCTGTAGATGGACCGACTAATGGTACTTATGGAGAAGGAACTACTGGTAGTCAAGATGTACAAATTACAATTGCTACTTTAGGCGGTTCTGATGGTTGGGTAGGTGCTGGTAATGGTAACAATTATTTTGGAAATGGTGGGCAAGGACTTCAAAATACCAACTACACCGCTGCTGGTGGTAACGCTTATGCAACTGGAACAATTACAGAATCAGATAATGCGACTTTAACTAATTTAACCACTCCACAAAAAGTAGTAGATGGAAATACAAGTGCTGATGCTGATTATAAAGGTTTTACTAACGAAGTTCAATCTATTGATCAAGAATCAGATTAATGGAAGTTCCATCCATCAGACTTCCTAATGCTTTTCAATTACCAAGTGCCTTTAATCTACCAAGACCAACAATAGAAGAGCCAACAGCTAACCTTCCTACTATCAAAACTATGGTTATAGCTCCATCCAAGCTAGCACCGCCTAAAGGTGTTCCAACGGTAGATATGGAAGAAATGATGCTAGCTGAGGAAAAGAGAAAAGAAGAAGGTAAACCAGAAAAACCAAAACCTCAAGCTGCGGAAGTAACACGTATAGATATACCCTTCACTGACCTGACGTTTCCAGTTCCCAAAGAAGAAATATTAGTAACTGCAGGAACGACGGCCTCAGTGTCGGTTATAGCTACATTAACTGTGACATCACTATTTAAACAGACAGTGAAAGTGATGAAACCAGTGATACAACAATTAGCAAAACGGATTCAAAAAAAATTTAATGGAAGTAAAGGAGGAGACGAAGCCCAAAGGACTAATAGCTAAAATCAGAGAAAATGCACAAGATGAATTAGAAATTCTTGGAACTTTTGTAAGATTAGGAGTTGTAGTCTGGTCGGGCTTCATATGAAATAATTACCTTAAACTATGTTGAAATACCAGGAGTAAAAAAGACTCAAAACACGGATATAACCTTTGTTGCTAGCGTGTTTGGAAGTGCCCTTTATTCCTTCGGTTTACAGACAAATAATAATAAAGGTAATAATAAACCACCCGTAAACTGTCCAATGATGAATAAGAAAAAAGAGACAACATGAAAAAGTATTTTCTACTTTTATTTTTATTGGTACCAACAGTTGCCAAAGCAAATACTGTTACCCCAAGTTGGACTAATGGTTCAATGAATTCCACCACCAATTCTACTCAGTCTGTAGTTGAAACGGTGACTACTAATGTATATTCTGGAGATTATTCGAGTTGGACTGGACACAATGTTACAGCAACTGGTGCATTAAATTCAGGACAAGCTACATTCGATATTACAACACCTGGAGAAAACTTTCAGCTAGAGATTGTAAACAGAGTAGCGGGTCAAGTTATAGAAAATACAGTCATCAACCGCACCATAGATACCACCTCTACTACTACATCCTTATCGGTATTCTCTCAATAGGAATACCAGTTAAAGCTGGAGAAGGTGATACAGTATTAAACCCCCAAACATCAGCCGCTGCAACGGGAAATGTAACTAACCAAGCGGTGCAATTCCAGAACAATTCTGGTGTATCTAGACAACAATATGGAGGCGGTCTGGTCTGTAATGGATCAGTACTTACCGTCTCTCCATATTACTTAGGCAATGAAGTTAAACCATATGATGAAGAGTCATATAACATAAATCAAAACTGGGGGTTACAGATGACATTTATGATTCCATTGCAAGGTGATATGGTTAGATTATGTAAGAATCTAGCTAAAAAACGCTTAGAAAAAGAAAGGTTAAATTACGAATTAGTTCGTATAGATAATTGTACAAGATTTATGCAACGTGGTTTTACTATTTTGCCTGGATCAAGATTTGAATCTATATGTTCAGATGTCGTACCTATTGCAGCCTTAATAGAAGCAGAACAAGAACAATTAACTAAACAAAATGAGTACACTCAGTGATGCTATAGCGAAGCAACGAGAAGCTGACGCTAAGAAAAAAACTAAAAAAACTACCACTAAAAAAACTACTAAAGAATGATAATTTTAATCAAGCCCATCCTATTAGCTTTTGTTAGATCTAATGCAGTAAAAAAGCTAATCGTTGATCTTTTAAAAAAATTAGTTTCAACTACAGATAACAAAGTTGATGATAAAGCAGTTGAGTTTATAGAACAGCAATTATTCACTAAGAAGTAATGAAAAAAGCCACTGAAAACCAGTTTAACGAATTACATAATCTCGTCACAAAAGAATTCCTCAAGCGGGTAAAAAGTGGCGAAGCTTCTACCCAAGATCTAAAAGCAGCCTGTGAATGGCTGAAAACAAACGATATATCAGGTGTAACTTTTGAAGGCAATCCACTCAGTAAATTAGCTTCAGTTATGCCAAAAATCGATCCTGAACTAGTAAAGAGTAGACTTAATGGCAAGCACAGCTGAGTATTACAGATCAAACCCTGCAGCTAGAAAGCGCAGGTTAAAACAACAAGCCAAATACAACAAAACTAAAAAAGGTTTAGCTATACGAGTTAATGCTAATCGGTTAAATAGAGATCTTGGCACATACGGCAATGGTGACGGCAAAGATGCTGCTCACTACAAAGGAAGTACAACAAGAGGAAGACTTCAATCTCCATCTACAAACCGTAAAAGCAGATTAAAAATTCGTACATGACACCTTTACTACCAAACCCTGATCACTATTTATTCAATCTAATAACCATGACAAGTCCTGACGCAAAACGTTTGTGGCGAAAAGCCATTAAGGAGAAATTCAATTGTCAATGTGTTTATTGCGGAAATAATTATGAACTACACCAACTTACGCTTGATCATGTCAAGCCACGAACTTTTGGAGGAGAAAGTATTACGAGCAATCTCGTACCCGCCTGCAGAAAATGTAATCAGGGAAAAGGTAGCAATCCTTGGCGCGAATGGATGCGTCAAACATTCGGACATCAACCCACAAGAGAACAGATGATCCTTACACATATTAATTAGCGATGTCACTAACAAACAGGTTAAAACTTAAAAAAAGTAGAGAAAAGTTTAAAACCGAGAAAAAACACGGTCAATCAAGAAGCATTGGTGGTAGAGGTAATCGAAGAACTGAATACTGGAATGCTAAGACTCAGAAATGGCAAAGAACTAAACCAGCACCCATACCTAGAAAGGTAAAAGTAGAACAAACTAAACCTGAAACTAGACAGGAAAGAATTAAGCGTGAAGGCTTGGCTGATTGGCGTGTTGATTCTAACGAACAGAAAAAACTCAATATTAATAAGAAAAAAGTACAGGTTGATAAACCTCAGACTAAGACTAATAAAACTACGTCTAATAAAACTACGTCTAATAATGGACGTAAGAGAATACCTGGAGAGTTCCCAGGCACAAGGGAAGAGTTTGATAAAAAGTACGGTACAGGAGATGCTGGGAAAAAGAAAACAGCAGATAAAGATCTAACAATTAAAAAAGATAAAGTTAAAACAAAAACGTCTAATCAAAAGAAAGAAAAGTCACAAGAACAGATAGATTGGGAAAAGAAAACTAGAAATAGCCCAGCGCGTAAGTCAGGAAAATTTAGTGATGAAGAACTTTGGTTAAGGCATAAGGAACACCAAGATTGGAAGAAGAGAAACAATAGACTAAAGATAAGAAAGTAATGGCTAAAGAATTTACAGGAACGGCTACCTACGAATCTCCTAAAGATAAAGCCGACGCTAAAGAGTACTCAGACATGAAGAGTGCAAAAGATGCTTACTTTGAAGAGCGTTCTAAACGTCTCAGCAAGCGTTAAAACATATCAAACGATAAACCTATATGAGCAACGTTATAGAGGCTCTACAGGGTGATTTCAAGCTGTTTCTGAGTGCTTTATGGGAACAGCTTGCTCTACCTCCACCTACTAGGGCGCAATACTCCATTGCAGACTACTTACAACACGGTCCTAAACGTCTACAGATTCAAGCCTTCCGAGGAGTCGGAAAATCTTGGATTACTGGGGCTTTTGTTTTATGGACTCTATTTAAAAATAACGAAAAGAAGATAATGATTATCTCTGCCTCCAAAGAGAGAGCAGACAATATGTCTATCTTCTTACAAAAACTAATAATCGAAACACCGTGGTTACAACACCTACAACCAAAAGGAGATGACAGCAGATGGTCCAGAGTTTCATTCGACGTAGAATGCCCACCTCACCAAGCTCCATCAGTCAAATCTCTTGGTATAACATCGCAGTTAACAGGAAGTCGTGCAGATCTGATGATCCTAGACGATGTGGAAGTGCCAGGAAACTCTATGACGGAGTTGATGCGTGAAAAACTTCTTCAACTTTGTACAGAAGCCGAAGCTATCCTTACCCCGAAAGACGATAGCCGTATTTGTTATCTTGGGACTTGCCAGAGTTGCTTTACTATTTATCGTAAGTTGGCTGAGCGTAACTATCGGCCCTTCGTTTGGCCCTCAAGATACCCAAGAAAAGATAAAGTCTCCCAATACGAAGGATTACTCGCACCTCAAATACAAGAAGACTTAGATAATGGTGTGGAAGAGTGGTCTGTAACTGATCCAGATAGATTTACTGACGAAGACTTACTTGAACGTGAAGCGTCTATGGGTAGGTCTAACTATATGCTCCAGTTTCAACTGGATACTTCACTATCTGATGCTGATAAGTTCCCTCTTAAGAATGCTGACCTTATCGTTACCTCAGTTAACCCTAAAGAAGGCCCAGACCAAATAGTTTGGTGCTCTGATCCAGTTAACGTCATTAAGGATTTACCGACCGTAGGACTCCCAGGAGACTACTTCTACAAGCCTATGAAAATTCAAGGTGAATGGACTCCTTATACTGAAACAATTTGTTCTTGTGATCCCTCTGGAAGAGGAGCCGATGAAACAGCAGTTTCTTACATATCTCAAAAGAATGGTTTCCTCTACCTTCACGAAGTACGCGCTTACCGTGACGGCTACTCAGACAAAACTCTTCTAGATATCCTTAGAGGTTGTAGAAAATATAATGTCACTAAACTACTCATCGAATCTAACTTTGGTGATGGTATCGTCTGTGAACTCTTCAAAAAACACCTTCAGATGACAGGTCAAGCCATAGATATTGAAGAAACTAGAGCTAACGTACGAAAAGAAGAACGTATCATTGACGCTCTAGAACCTGTTATGAACCAACACCGTCTTGTAGTTGATAGAAAAGTAATTGAATGGGATTATAAATCTAATCCTGATGATGCTCCTGAAATTAGACTACAATATTTCCTCTTCTTTCAATTAAGTCGTATGTGCCGTGAAAAAGGCGCAGTTACTAGAGACGATAGACTCGATTGCCTAGCTCAAGGCGTTAAATACTTTACTGACGCTATGGCTATCTCTGCTCACGAAGCAATTAAATCTAGAAAGAATGAAGAATGGCTATCTTTATTCCAAGATTATCTAGACAACCCTACTTCCTCAGCTAATCATCTCGTACTCGGTATGGACAAAGATCAAAGGGATAAAGCTCGTAATATTGAAAATAACAACTCTTCAGTCCCTACCTGGGTTTAGCTTTGAACCCTGACCTATACAGGGAAAGAGAAGGGTGGACTCAGAACCTGTAGTAAGTGGGAGAGGAAACTGAAAAGTCGGATATGTCCTAAGACACAAATCTCCCTTTTACTTATTAACGATGAATGTTAATACTTTAAATACTACTCTACACCTACGTTAACAACGTTATATATGGATAATATACTAATACTATTGTATGTATTAACACTATCAGCTATGTTGATGGATGTATTGTTATTGTTCAGAGTGATATAGGCGTTAAATTTTGGCAAAAATTTCTCTCACCTATATACGACCTTACAACGACGCCAAGACCCCCCAAGGACCCGAAAGAAGTACATTTGTACCAGAAAATCAATCAATTTAATTGTTGAATGGTCCAGTTCTTGTCCAAATAGATTTTGAGTTTCAACTAGCTAGTCATATCAATAGGTTTCAAGGCTGCAGAACTGTGTGTAAAGCAGTTATGCAGAACATATGTACTATTATTTGAGGATATTTATAGATATTAGTAGATATGTACTATTCTTTTGTGTTGGTATGCTGACCTGTCGATGTGTTGCGATCTGTCTGGTCATAATTCTTAACAAAGCTGAGATGCACTGCGCTGCAATGGGTTAGAAGTCTCAACCATCATCTAACTATGGTTATTACTAATCAATCTAGTTACTGAGTGGTGGTTTATGTGCTTATTCGTGCTTAGTATGTATCCAGTGGCGTACAAGTCACTAAAAGAATCTTGACAACTTAATAGATTAATTGGCTTTTCATCTCTCCACTACAGGAGGGATTGCTGACTGGGTATTAACAATGGTTCAACTCCATTGGTCAGCATTAGTGACAATCCCGTCACTATTTATTCGGAGCCACCGCTAAATGAAATCTTATCAAGTAACTGTTACCCAATGGATAACATTCAATATCGAAGCTGAAAATGAAATCGCAGCAGAGAATGAGGTTATCGAAGGTGAAACATGGTTACCTGAGCATACAGGCGACTCATACGATTGCGAGGTGTCTGTGGATTGGGTCGATTAGAACTATGAAACTCAATGACGAACAAATAGAGAACTTAACTTATTCTCTATACAGCAATCTCATGGACTTTAAGCAGTTCAACACTGGGTTTATTCCTGAAAGGGAAGACATCATCAAGTGTCTTGATTATGCCTTGGAGGACATTTGATTAGCAAGCCTAGACGGTTTAGCAAGGGTGCAAATCCCTTGCCTTGTCTGGCCTTCGGGCCTTTATTCTCAATCATCAAAAGCCA